GAAGAGCGTTGGCTAGTTTGACTTGCGCTGCTTCATCTTCAATCGCCGCCTTGACTCCATCGACTGCCAACGTGACTGCATAAGCAGCAGCAGCAGCGCCAGCAGCCGCGAAAGCCAATCCTGCCTTCTTGCTAAATTCGCCCATCTTTGAAGAAGAGTCATCAACGTCTCCATTGGCCTGAGCCAGCGATTTCTTAAGTTGATCTACATCAGCAAGAATCGAGAGTTTGAGTGTGCGCGATTGTCCGGCCATTTACCACTCCTTCAAGATTTCATTAAACGAAGTTTCCCATTTTGCAATAATTTCTGGCTGCAACGCGCGCAAAGTTGGATAAATAAACCAACCTGCCGAGCCTCGACCTTTTGGCCCTAATCCTGACCATTTTGGAAATTGTCTGAATGTGTTAGATCCGAACTCTTCACCGCCCCATAAATCTCGAGTCGTTGCTCCACCTGAAAACTTTTGAGAAACAAAGCCATAACTAATCTCACCAATTTTGCTAGATTTACTAACTCTAGATCCTTGAGCAATTCGAGAAGCCACAGCTCCTCGAGCGCCGGCAGCTTCGAAAATGTTGCGCTGAACATAATCTGCTAAGGCGTTTGATTCTTTCTTTGCCTGAGCCGTAGCTTCTGCGTCCATCGCCTTGAAAGCCGAAGTAATGGCGCGAAGATCTTGCTTGTTGTAAGCAATCTCAACGTTGTCGCTCATTCTGTTTCTCCAGTATCTCGAAGGCCGTGTAAATCTGCTCCGCCGTCGTCCATTCGCTCATCGGAATTCCTGTGGCTATGGCTAACTCCACAAGGATTCGATTTACGCTTCCGGCGGCGTAACTTTTGGGAGAACGTCACCGACTGTCACGTCGGCCACTGTTTCACACCAAATTTCATAGCCTTTGATTGGCTTGCCACCGGCTTCACGCTTCATGGCATTCCACGCAAGGAAGAGAAGATCAGAAATTCCGATTTTCTCCTGCGCTTGCGAAATTGTGCTGCCTGTCTTTTGTTCCCATTTAGCCCACTCTGGAGGTTGTGCAGTGTAAGTGCCAAATTCGCCAGTTGTGTATTCGATTGTGATTGGTAGTCGCATTTCGTGCTCCCGTTTCTATTGGTCAGATCAAGTGATTGTGAGAACTGGTGTTGTTGAGCAGAGCATCGCCCAGGTATCAGTTTGAGCATCTGGAGCTGCGCCGCCAGCAGTTGGAGCCACTGGAAAGACGTTGCCGGCAAATGATGCTCCGGTCGCTGATACGAGTGTGAATGCAAGTGCAGTATTTGGAGATGAAGTAAATGCAGTCCACATCGCTTCGAAGAGTGATGAGGTTGCGCCCCAATCTGCAAGAAGTGAAATGTTAAGAGTCCACTGATCATCAATGTGCTTGTATGCCTTGCCATCAAGCGTCTGATAAGTGGTGATCACTGGCGCATTGACCAGAGTGACCGCAGTTGTTTGCGCGTCATAATTCACTGAATTCAAGGTGAAGGTTATGTCGCGACCGGTGACGATAGTTGTTGCCATGATTGCTCCTTAGATTGTCTGTTGTGTGTAGTAAGTGCTGACCGCGAGATCCGCCACTAGTAGGTTGGTCGCGCCGACCTGCTGGATTGTCGGACGTTGAACGTCTCCGACTTCATATCCTGCTGGCATCGCTGCGATGATGCTGATAATAAGCTGCTCAAGATTGTCCAGTGCTCCGGCCGTGTTGTTATATGCAACGGCCGCAGTCACCACAAAATTGATTTTCACGCGCACCGCAGATTTGCCGATTGTTGTCGTCTCTAAATAAGGCGAATCGGGAACGATTACGCAAGCCGGCGGAATCACTGCTTCTGGAGGCGATGAATAAACTGATGCAACGACGCCAGATAGCGCAGTCGCAAGAGTGCCTCTGACGTTAGTCGCGATTGATGTTGGTGTAGGCATCAGATAGCCATCGTTCCAGTTTCAAGATACGGACTCAATAAGCCCACGACTCTGTTCATTAATGATCGTCCCATGCGATAAGGCGCCGGCTGAAAATCTACGCCTTCAATCTGACCACCAGGAGCGACGACTGATTGGAAAATCTCCACACTCACAATCGTCACGGCTTGTTCGACTGCCGGAGTTGATGCGTAAAGTGTGGCAGCGTTGGCTCCGGATAGATAAGCAACGCCAGCAGGTATGACTTCGCGGAACGTAATGTTCGCGTTTGTCTTAGCTGCCGTGAATACGTAAAGCGCTCCGCCATAGATATTGATTGACGGAATGAACGGAAACGCTTCCCAATAGTTTGAAGTGACTGTAACTGTTCCGTTAAAAGTTGATGGAACGCAACCTGTGACGACGACTGTCTGTCCCTCGACGAATGTGTTCGGACGTTGCGTGACGTAGTAGGCGACGTTATTTTCAAGATATACGCCGGCCACTGCTGCTTGATTAGCCGTAAGCATCGGCAGAATTACCTGTTCAGCAGAATCAATGATTCCGTCAAGATAAGCATCTGAATACAGGGACGACGAAACGCCCAAGACTGTTCGCAATTGCGATGCAGTAATGATAGATGGCATTTCATCGTCCCTTCGTATTCGGCTCGGCTAGATACGGGAGCGCACCTAGCCGATGATCAGTTGGATCAGGTTAGGTTAAAGCGACGGAGGCCACCAGCCCATGTGACTCCAGCTGCAACGTATCCGTAAAGCATCAATTCAATTTCGCCAGTTGTTGGAACGTTGGCGGAAAGTGTAAGTGCAGGAGATTCAAAAATTTCGATTGAACGAGGCTCAATGATGAACGCTGATTCGTCGATAGTTGTTGAAACCATGTTTGCATCTACATAGAGATCCAAGCCCAAGACGTTTCCACGAATTGATGTTGGATTAGCAGTTCCACCGGCATTTTGTGTCAATGGCTGAGCGTTGTAAATTGGACGGCCAGTTGAATCAGTTGCACCCATCAAGAGTGACCACTGTGAAGTACCAGCAACGTATGCAGTTGCAGTGCGCTTTGTTGCACTGTATGCAGCTGCTGATTCTGTTGAAACGAATGAAATAATTCCTGCTGATGAAGCGGCAGTTGTAGCCGCTTGAGTTCCGCCGGCGGTAATTTGGGCGATTACGTACTCATCAACGGCTTGAGCGTACCCATCACGAAGATTCTGAAGCATGATTTCATAGAATGATGGATCTGAGCGATCTAGCAATTCTACTGAGTAGCGTTGGAATCCTGCCTTCTTGATTACTGTCGCATTGACGTAAGCAGAAGTGATTTGAGTTGTTCCAGTTGGATCTCCACCTTCTGCCACTGTCGCAACTGTTGAGTTGGCAGTGATCTTAGGAATCGAGACTGTCATTCCGTATGAGTTAAGTGGACGTGTACCACCGCAAGCGTCCACTGTTGGACGAACCATTGTTGTGTTAGTTGTAACGTCGCGAATATATGAAACTGGTGAGAATGCTGGATTTGTTGTGAATGAATCATCGGCAGCCATTACGTACTGACGAGAATCTTCATTTCCCATTTTCGCCTTGATTGTGTGCTCTAGGTATGCCCCTGGAGTTGCAATTGGTGAACGTGGCTTTGTGAAATACAACGGACGAGTTGTCTCTGTTGCAGTTACGACTTTGGAAGCCTCAACCGCTTCGGCTGCTGCTTCGGGAACGGCTGGAGTTGATTCCATTTCGTTTTCTCCTTGTGTTGGTGTTGGTGTGTTTGTTTCTGACTCTTCGGCTTGTGGCTCTGATTCAGAATCTTCTTGTTCACTAGCTGCGACGGCGACTTTTGCGCTCGCAATTGCTGGATCTGTTACGAGTGAGACTTCCTTGAGAGCACTTGCGCTGATAACTAGAACGCCATCGACATTCTTGTATCTTTCAGCAAGAACTCCTACTGAGAATCCGTCACGCAATCCAGATGATGCCTCTACTAAAGAATCATTTCCGGCGGTTGTGTTTCCAATAGCGAATGTTGCATCAATGCCTTCGTCGGTGACTTTGTAGGATTTCAAGAATCCGATTGGCGCTTCACGGCGATGTTCCAAGAGCAAT